AGGTGGTACGACATTTGCTTCCGTTGTCAGTAAGGATAGTATGGGTGCAAAATTTAGAGAACTCCGTGCTTTTTGTAACGCGACTGAACCTTGTGGATTAAATATAAATATAGCTGTAGGTAATTTTGAAAACATTAATGACATCTTGAAGATGATTGATGGCGAAATTTATAATGCTAAAAATGAAATAATAAGCGATAAAAATAAATTGTTATTTGGTTTAATTACAACCGAAAAGGCTCTGGAAAATTTCGATTCAGAAAAGGCCACCATAAAGGATTTTACAGGTTTACTTGAAACATATCTTCAAATTTATATAAAAATCACGGATGATCCCGAAACAAAGGCTAAATTAAACGAGGAAGTGGAAAAATCGTATTTGTTGATTCAGCAAATACAGTCATCTATTAAGAATTTTAATGAAACAAATAGTATGGAGTTTGTTCGAGGTGCAGTTGAAGTTTATAGTAACGAATTAAGACCTACATTAAATCAAATATTAAAATTAAAATATAAGGAAAATATGGTTGTTTTCGAGGAAAGTAACAATACATATCATTTAATTCAAAAAGCCTACTCTATAAAGGATTTGGAAATGAATAATGATAAATATGAAACAATTGTCTTTGATACAAGTATTCAAGGCGCGCCGCCGTCAGCCCTTAAAAAGCGTCGTTTGATCATCGATTCATCATCATCGGATACAGCATCATCGGATGTATCAGATATTATAGGAAAACCAACAATTGACGAAGCAGATGGCACGGTTACTTGGTCTAACAGAAATTACCAAACTTTATGGAATAATATGAATAATGAATTAAAAACCGCATTATTATCTGATGTAGAATGGTTACAGGAGTTTATGGATAATTGCGTTAGAGCAAGACTGCAAAGCAAATCGTGTGAGTTTACTAACCCAAGCAATTTAATCATTCCCCCACAATTAGTAGAAGACGGAATGTATGATTTCGGTAACCCGGTTTACAACAATATATTTAATAAATTTGACGAATCATACAAGAACACATTATTGACGCTATTTTCAACGAATCCAGAAGATGGTGTCAAAAATTACAGTATGTTGGAAAATACTTTAGCTGACATTATCAAAAAGGAATTGAAATTCAATAGAGGAAACTTCTAATTATTTTTTCACATTTTATAATTATTTTCTTTACTACATTTTGTAAAACTATAAAAAAATATTTATAAAATATATAATGATATTTAATTACATTTCATTACCTATATTTCTTGTTAGTTTTGCTGTTGGTATATTTTTTATTTATATTTTGGGCCCTGAAATGAAAACAATATATATTTATCCCAGCCCTGAGAATGTCGACAAGGTGCTATTTAAGGATAAAGCGGATAATTGTTTTTATTTTGAACAAGAAGAGGTGAAATGTCCAAAGGATGAATCTCTCATTTCTTCTATACCTATACAAAATTAACATTATATTTTAGCAAATATTTAAATCATATAAATATATAAATGGGATTATATCTTGGAAGGTTTGTTCATACAGAAACAGGAAAAATAATAATGTCTATATTGTTAGGGTTTGGGTTGGCTTCTCTCTTTAGAACTGTTTGCAAAGATAAAGATTGTCTTATTTTTCACGCGCCGCCTTTAGATAAATTTCAGGATAAAATATACAAAAATGGCGATAAATGTTACAAATATACACCCGTTGCTACAAAATGTAACGCTAATGCCAAAACAGTAGATTTCGAATAAATTTGCGTAATTATTATAATCAATCATTCTTTATAATACTTATGAGCGATTCAACAAGTATTTTAGATTTACCTACTGACCCAGTTGGTGGAGGAAATATTACACTCAGTGCTTCTGAAAATGTAGTACAAAAACAAATGCAACAACCACAACAACCAACACAAATACCTCCACAACCGAATCAAGGCCAGACTCCAAATTTTAGCTTGGACCAGACCACAATTAGTCAAATCGTAAGCGGTCTTCAACAAGCGGCGGTTGCTGGCGCTACACAGTTGCCGTCGCGAGACATCCCGATGAACACAAGTGGACACAGCAATGACGCACAAGTTCAGCCCAATTATGTTCCAATGCACGAAAGGCAAGCGGATTATATTAAGGATTACGAACAGACATCGGATATGATTGATAGCTATAATAGAAATGTGAACCGCAGTAATTCGTTGGATGAAATGTATAATGAAATACAAACTCCACTTCTATTAGCTGTATTATATTTCTTATTTCAGTTGCCATTTTTCAGGCGATTCTTATTTAATTATTTCCCGATTTTATTTTCAAATGACGGCAATTTCAATATAAATGGTTTCATGTTTTCCAGTGTGTTATTTGGGTTGCTATTTTATTTGCTGAATAAAGTCACAAACCATTTTGGTACTTTTTAAGCGAAGCAAAGGCGACCGAATAAAACATAAACCAAAACATTTAAAGATTTCCATATAATTATACTAATTAAAATTAATTATATGGAAGACATGAGACAAAACTATTTATATGCAATGAAAATGAAGGTTATTAGTTTTTTTAAAACAGATAACGTGATTATAGACTCAATTTTATCTGTAATCGCTATGAGTGTAATCGGATACATTATGAATTATATTTATGACAATCGTCTTGATAGATTGTTAACCAATATATCATTCAATAAAATAAAGAGTATTTTTTATAAAAGAAATGTGGTCATTTTAGAAGGCAAAAAGAGCTCTACTACATCGGCATATTCACATACGTTAACTACAACATCTTCATATAGCGCTCGCTTTAAAGCAATATGGAATTATATTATAAATAATATTGAAAAAAATAAGACGATTTATCAAATAAAAGAAACATCAAGTAATTATGATTCCACAGCCAAGTATAGAGAAGATAAAAAACACGAAGATATTTTTATAGTTTTCCAAAATAAACATTTTTTAATAGATGAAGACATTTTCGTTCATTCTGAGATTGAAAAAGATGAGGGAAATCAAAAAGAGGAGAAAATTATTACAAAAACCGATACAATCACTTTAAAAATTTATTCTTATAAACGTTCGCTTGATTATTTAAAGAAATACATTGACAATATTACAAATGAACATCTTTTATCTATTAAAGATAAACGTTGTAACAAAAAATTTATATATGTTTTAGATAATGTTAAAAAAGACGATGATGATTCTAAATATGCGAGTTGGAGCGAATATGTATTTGAAAGTAACCGGACGTTTAAAAACATATTTTTCGACGGCAAACAAGATATAATTGATAAAATAGATTATTTTACGAGTAAAAAGGAATGGTATTGTGAAAAGGGAATTCCTTATTCAATTGGCATTGGGTTACATGGTCCTCCAGGCACGGGTAAAACGTCATTAATTAAAGCAATCGCAAACCATACTGGAAGACATATTATTGTTATACCATTGAAGTTAATTAAGACAAAACAACAATTAGAATATTACTTTTTTGAGGACACTTATAATTATGATAATGAAAAACGAGATATAACATTTGACAAGAAAATTATTGTATTCGAGGACATTGATTGTATTGGAGATATTATTTTAGAAAGAAAAAATGAGCGAAACAAGAGTAAAAATTTAAATGGTATTAGTGGTGGTAATAGTAGTAGCAACAATTTAAATGGGTTAATTAAAACCGAAAATGATACTGTAAAGGTGAGTGATGTTTTGCAAACAATTTGCGATATTAATGGGAGCACAAATAGCGGTGTGAATAGCGGTGAACAGCCGATAACGCTTGACGATATTTTAAATTTATGGGATGGTATTCGAGAAACACCAGGAAGAATGTTGATTATTACATCAAACCATTATGAAAAGCTGGATTCGGCGCTAACAAGACCAGGTAGAATCGACATAACCCATAAATTGGATAATGCCAGCCGCAATACTATAGCGGAGATTTACCATCATTTATTCGAAAAACACATAGATCGTGATATTTTACAAAATATAAATGAGTTTTTTTATTCACCAGCTGAGATAATTAATATTTATGTGACACACAAAGAAGAATCTAAATTTATCGAAAGACTTTTACAGAATAAAAAATTAAATAATATAAAAAATACGTTATAAAGCAATAATATAAATCCCCTATTTTATTACATATAAACTTATAAATGATAAATGAATATGTAATAAAATTAATTGAAAATCTACCAGATGATTTGAAGAATTCAAAAACACCTTTAAGGATTGATTTGGTTTTGGACGGTGGTATTTTTAATGGTAGTTATTTGGTGGGAGCATTGTACTTCTTGAAAGAAATGGAAAAACGCAAATATATTATAATTGAAAGAATATCTGGCTCAAGTATCGGATCTTTAGTGGGATTTTTATATTTTATTGACGCTTTAGACACAATGCCGAATCTTTATGATATTACTAAAAAAGAATTTAAAGAAAACTATAAATTACCTACTTTAAAAAACCTTAGAAAACATTTAGAAGGTAGAATACCTGATGATATTTGTGAAAAAGTAAATGGTAAATTATATATATCTTATAATAATGTTAGAAAATGTAAGAAAACTCTAAAAACGCAATATAAAAACAGTGATGAAATATTAGATACAATTATAAGATCCTGTTTTTTCCCCTATTTAATTGATGGTAATTGTTTATATGATAATAAGTACATTGATGGAATAAACCCTTATATTTTCAATCCGGTTCCAGATAAAAAAATATTATTTTTAGAACTTTATGGTTATGACAAAATTGGCTATTTATTAAATGTTAAAAACGAAAAATCAAATTATCATCGTATTCTCTCTGGGTTATTAGATATACATAATTTTTATATTAAACAAACCAATACTCATATGTGTAGTTATGTTAATGATTGGTCAATTAATTATAAGACATTCAATTATACAAAAACACTTTTAGAAAAATTTATAGTGCATTTTATATATCTTGTAATATATTTTAAAAACATAATACCATTTTGCTATGATTTTGAAAACACGATTATATATAAGATAATATCAAAAATAACACAGGATATTTTTATCATATTATTAGAAACGTATTGTTTGTAAAAAATTATATCTAATACAATCCTTTTTTGTTTTTTCTGGTCTTTTTTCCATAAAAATCAAAAAAAGGTTTTATTGCTTTCGCCTTTGCTTTAGTTTTTTTCTTTTTTTCTGGTTTTGTTTGTTTTTCTGGTTTTTCTGGTTTTTCTAAAGGATTTTTACTTTGATCTGGTTTATAATTTAAAAACCATTCATCAAGCGCCGCCTTATTTTTGCTTTGCTTCAATTCTCTATATTTTGCCGCCTTTTCAGCGCGCATTTCTTCTACTGATTCTTGATGTCCGTAACATATAATACTAAAGCGTTTTAACAATCCTTTTTGCTCTAATCGATTTTTTTGTTGTACTTCAAACAAGAATTTCGACATACACAAGATTCTCTCTGAAAACTCATTGTAATAGGGTCTATCAACATATAGAAACGCCAAATAAAAACTCAACATAGTATCTATAGTTGCTATTTTCACTTTTTGTCCTTTTATAAAAAGCACATTATAACTATGACACGCTATTGGTTTATAAATAAACGCGATCGTATCCTTTCCTACTTTGATTTCATAATGTTCTGGCACTATTTCGCCAGCCGGCTCGTGTTTCACTATTTTACAATTAGTTATACCAATGTCCTTTAACCGCTCCTTCACTATTTGTGCAGTTGTTTCGGGTTCGTGAGAAAGCACATCAAAATCAGCTATTTTCTGTAAACGTCTTTGTAAATTTCTTGGCATATATTGAGAATAGAGAGAAATAGCAAAACCTCCAAAAAACACGACACCTTGGTTAATAAATGTATTTTTAACATTTTCATAAATGGCGTCCTCATTTTTCTTATCTGTCATTTCTCTTTGAAATTCTACTTCGTCACAATTTATACTGGTTAAGGGATAATTTTTATTTAGAAGACTCAAACGTTTCAGAACCTTTTCCCACCTGCTTATATCTCCGGCGGGTCGCGACAATTCTAAATACATCGACATTCTCAAGAAATTTGGTGAAGCGTACAAAATACCCGCAACTCTTATTGAATCTTTTTTCAAAGCCATAAATATTTCCTTGGGAATTTGTGTTATATCGGCAACCGGTATAAAATTAACGTAAACTTTGTAAGTGCCGTGATGTTGTCCTGCTTTGGCCTCCACTTCGGTAAAACCCTTTTTATAATAAATATCGGCTAACTTCTTGGCCTTTTCTAAAGCGTCATAAGAGAAAAAATCATAATCGGGTATTTCTACGTCAGTATTATAAAATTTGTCTTCTTCGGGTAAAATATTATTAATCGCAGTTCCACCATAACATATTAAATCATCCGTTTTCAAAAAATCCTCCACAACATTGATTATTTTTTGTATATCTTCTGAATTTGCTATTCTTTTACCCATTTTTTCCTCTGCTTGATCTACAGCCATACGTAAAATTGCCATCTCACAATCACTAAAATTTAAATCTTTACATATTTTTTGCTTCATATATTAATATATTAATATATATAAATATAAAATTGATATAATATTTATTTTTTAATAAATAATATAATAATAAAATAAAATGGATAACAACTATGTTAATGAGTTTTTTCAGAAATTTGGAAAAGGAGTGTCGAGTAGAAGAATTGCTAATGATTGTAAAAATTTATACCAAAAATACCCAAATTTTGTATTGTCAAATAATTCCGGGAAGGTCGAATTGATTGTTACTGAAAGTGAAGAAAAATATGGCTTTGTTTTTAACTCATCGTATCCTTTTCACCCTCCGAAAATATACTATAATGGCCAATCCTACTTGGATTTGTTGAGAATAAGAAATAATGATGAAAGAAAGATACTTCGGAAATACAAGAATAAAGACTGTTTGTGTTGCGATTCTTATGATTGTTTTGACAATTGGTCGCCTTCTATAAATCTAACCAGTATTATTGATGAAATTAAATCTATTGTTAAATTTAAAAAAGCAATTGTGCATATTTTGTTAGCAGACAAAATAAAAAGTAAATATTTAATTGATGATATTGACATCAACTCATATTTAATTTAAAGATGGCTTTACATTTTGAAACTATAATAGTCGCTGCTAACATTGCGAGTGGCATAACTATAATTGGGGTTTTGAGGTGGAGGGTCGGGGATTGTTATCGCAGCATATAGGAGAGCTGCTGGTTTCAAAACAAACGCAGAGCCAACCCTATCAAAAAACATAGCATTTTCTTCAAGATTATTATCTACATATTGATAACGCATTGCGACCATTTGACAACCATACGCTCTACATAAAATACCACTTGGGTTTCCTGGATTGGTACCATTATCTGGGAATACAATTGTCATATTTTTCCTGTTGTAATTTGTTAGTTCATCTGTATCGTGATTATTTTTAACATCAGAATAATTATATGCTCTCATAAAAACCGAATTACTTGTTAAGTTAACATATTCCATAAAATCGCTGTTTTCTAAAAAGGTGTTATTATTGTTACTATTTTTTTCTACTATCAAAATTACTTTGTTTTGAAATTGTAATAATGGTGTTGTTCCTAAATTAGTTCCTTCATTTTCAAAACTATAATCTTTTCCGAGCATTATTGAATCATATGATTTAAAAATTGTGGCCATTTTTGAATATGTTTTGCTATGATTACTTTTAACACGTAAATGAATTATAATCGGGTCTGTCGGATTTGGACAAGTGCCACCTGAAAAAGCATAACTATTAATTGTTTTCATAACATCAGCAAAACTAACCGAATTAAATGTTTCTTTGATGTAAACACTGTCTTGTGTACTTGTTGCTACAACCGGTTTATCATCAACCAAATACACTTCAAAATCTAAACATCGGACGCCTTGTTTTATGATCGCTTTCAATACATCAATACTTACAAAATTATTTTTATAAGAACCACCTGAACAAGCATTATATGCTGTTTTTATATAATAATCATATAAACAACCGGAACTGTCTGTAGCATTTGCTGAAATAGGTCTTATATTACCATCAATAGACGGATATAAATTATTCATATAATTATTGTTTTTGGTTTCTAATTTAGTCAAATTAATAATATACCATATCATTACTGCCAATAATATTAAAGTAAATGCCATAATCATATAAGCCCCAAAATTTTTATCTGAAACTTGTAGTTTGCTTAAATAATCTGTTGATGTACTTGACATTAATCTAATATATTATATTATTTTTTTAAAAATATTATATAATTATTCAAATTAGTTAAATAATATTTATACCTATATATTATACATATTATGCCTGGCGGTCTTTTAAATCTTGTTTCAGAAGGACAACAAAATATTATATTAAATGGAAACCCAGAGAAGACATTCTGGAAGACGACTTATAAAAAATATACTAATTTCGGAAAACAAAATTTCCGTTTAGATTATGAAGGTACACCAACACTAAACTTAACAACTGAATCTACATTTGTATTTAAGGTTAAGAGATATGCGGATTTATTAATGGACTGTTATATTTCTATAGCTTTACCCACAATTTGGAGTCCAATTTTGCCTCCTCAAGCTATTCCTCAACAAGACGGCTCAACTGTGTATACCGATTGGGCGCCATATGAATTCAAATGGATAGACAATATTGGGGCTCAGATGATTGACCGTATTACGATTACTTGTGGCAATCAAAAATTACAAGAATATTCGGGTCGCTACATATTAGCATCTGTTCAAAGAGATTTTAGTGGTGAAAAAAAACAACTATTTAATGAGATGATTGGCAATATTCCTGAAATAAATGATCCGGCAAATGCTGGCACACACGTGAAT